AAAACAAACAATCCTGGGAAAGGGAAGGTGCTATGATCCGTCTAAGATGACGAAAAGACACATCCAATGGCAAATATCTCCCCACGCTCCAAAAGAACTTATTCACGGGCCTATAGAAATGCACCTTACTTTCTATATGCCCATACCAAAGCATACTCCCAAAAGACAAAAGAACTCCATGATCGCAAATGTTCTTAAACACTACAAGAGACCAGATGTAGATAACCTAGCATATATCGTGACCAACGCCATGAAAGGCCTCATCTACGATGACGATTCACAGATATGCAGACTCATACTAGAGAAAAAATACGGGGAAGACCCAAAAACTGTTGTTAAAATACTAGAAGTGTAAAGGAGGATATATGCCACTAAAAAAAGGAAAGTCCAAAAAGGTAATTTCAGAAAACATCCGCACAGAGATGGAACATGGAAAGCCACAAAAACAAGCTATAGCAATCGCGATGTCTAAGGCTGGAAAAGCTAAGAAAAAAAAATAGCGAAGATACCACAATTTGTTTTAATATCAGTCACCTCAGCTGCTATTACTTCACTTGTGCTCTATGTTCTTTGTAATTACTTTTGGAAAACTATACGATGATAAAGATGCGCACATGGAAACCTCTACCTTTTACCTATACACTTCATAATAATTTTGAAGATGCACTTAAACACTTCTTCAGAATATTTGACGAATATATGGAATGGTATGACGAAAATACAGACTCTTCAAAGATGAGAGATAACCTATCGCTAGAAAAGCTATCCGATATGGTTAGCTTTCATGATACAAAAATAGATGACTTTATAGCTAAATACAGAAAGGATAAAAAAAATGTCGGAATACAAACTCCTCGTAGATGATAACTGGAAAATGCCACAAGATGCTCTTCCGGAAATGGATAAAGAAATAGAGGTGCTCTGTAGTTTTATAACTAGAGCAAAACTCGTGTCCGTAGATCCAGAACCCCATTGGCAACAAACAGAAAATGCCGTCCCTTCAATAGAAATGAAACTATGGAGACCTATAGATGAACAACAGCCACCAGCTGAGCCAGTACCTGATCAGCCTGCTTGAAGAACTGATCAAAATTGAGGAAGAACTACAAGCTCTTCCCCAATAGAATTTGGGACTTCTCTGAATAACCCCTTTTAGGTTGCCTTAAATTCGAGACTGTCCCATCTATAGAAATAATTTCCTCATGTCAGCTAAGTCAGCTTCTAGCTCAAGTAACTTTTCCTGCTCTTTAAGCTCAGCAAGAAATTGCTTATACTCTAGAAAGCTTTTTTGGTTCATTAGCCTTTTCCTCTCCCTGGCTTGATGCATTTCATTAATGACTGCTTCCCATGCTTCTTTCCATGTTGGTTTCATATTCTCTCCATTTTTGTTATTGGTTATTTAACTCGTTGAAAGAGCTTTCTATATTTGTCATTATCTTTTCATATATTATTTTACGTCCGTTTTTAGTGTCGGTGCTACTCATACATAAAAATGTTAGAACTGATGACAAACTTTGCGATACTTCGGCAAAATTGCAATCTGATTTCTCTAGTAATGAAATAATTTCTTCATTTAATGCATTTATTTTTTCTATATTAATCATCGCATATACTCTCCTCTTTGATGTTTGAATATATCATCTTCACTGTGATGCTTTACTATATCAGTTATTAGTATCTAATTCATTTTCCAGTTGGTCAACGAGATCTCTCAACCTATTGCAAAAATACAATGTCATATTTACAAAATATTTGTGTTTTTGTTCCAAGGTATCTAGATAATTTATTTTATCTAAATTACAATAGCAAACATCCCTCAACTTCTTTTCTAAATCATATAGTTTTCTGTATATATCACGAATACGGTTTCTTTCCATTTATTAACCTTTTATTATTTGTTCTACTTGATCTGGAGATAGGCCCAGACTTTTAACATAGCGAATTAATCTTCCTCGTGATTTTGTCAGCTCAAGGATGATTTCATCTTGTTCTCTAATCTCTGCTTCCATTTCTACGATTCGTCCTTGCAAATCTACTGTTTTGAGTATATCTAGTACGTTGTTCATGTTGTTCCCATTGTTGTTTTTTGTACCAATCGCTACGACCGCTCACCCTTAGGCGATATTGGGAGACTGATTGATATGACTTAACTATAACATTGGCTAACATTATATGCAAGAGGAAGATAAAAAAAATTGCCAAAAAAACCATAGCAACTTAATATGAAGTCAGAGGTGAGAGAAATGGCAGAAAGAGTTTTTCATGATGACGCATTTATAGAAAATGAAGCAAAGGCATTGATAGAATGGCTGAAAGATTTTATGACAAATCCTGATAAAGTTTATTTAACTGATTTTGTCTCAACTCGTTCATATAGAAGGCAAAGACTCTCTGAATTTGAAAAGAAAAATGAGAACTTCTCGGACGCTATTGCGATTGCCAAGGAAATGCAAGAGAGGAAATTCATTCTGTTAGCCCTTAAGAAAGAGTGGGATCCGTCTTTTACTCAATTCGTTATGGCAAGAGTTTGCGGAGATCGTTGGAAGAAATCTTGGGACACTCCTGAAAAGGACGATGGTGAAAAAGTGATCAACTTAACAATCAATAAAATAGTTAAGGAGATTGCAGATGAGTCTAGCGAACTTTCGTAAATCATTATTTTCCTCAGATCTAGGGAAAGAGATCCACGGGATCTAATTTTCTTGAGCCCAATGTTAGAAAACACTATCATTGAGATATGACTATTACAATACCGCATGAATTCAAGCCTCGTGATTACCAGATAGATTTTTTCCATGCTATGAATACAGGATGCAAAAGAGCAATCCTTGTATGGCATAGAAGAGCAGGCAAAGACGTCTGCGCGTGGAACTACATGATCCAAGCTGCTGTCGAAACTAAAGGCATCTATTACTATATCTTTCCTACATTCGCACAAGGACGCAAGGTTGTATGGGATGGCATTACAAACGATAAGCGTAAATTTCTGGAGTACATTCCAAAGTCTCTCATAGCTAATCAAAATAACCAAGAGATGAAGATACGTCTTATAAATGGAAGTCTCATACAGATAGTAGGTTCTGATAAATATGATGCTCTTATGGGAACGAACCCTACAGGATGTATCTTCTCTGAATACTCTCTACAGAATCCTAATGCATGGCAATACGTAAGACCTATCTTAGATAACCCTGAGAACAAAGGCTGGGCTGTATTCGTATTCACACCTAGAGGTACAAACCATGCCAAGGAAGAGTATGACAAAGGAATGGCTAACAAAGACTGGTTTGTTCAGAAGCTTACCGTAGACGATACTCACGTTCTCAAGAAAGAAGATATAGAGAGACTCAGGACAGTGGAACAGGTTTCTGAAGATATGATACAGCAGGAATATTACTGCTCATTCACCTTGGGTATACAGGGATCTTACTTTGCTAAATACATAGAAGAATGCGTACAAGATGGTCGCATAGGGAATGTCCCCCATGACAAGCATGGAAGGGTGAATACAGCTTGGGACTTAGGTTATGGGGATTCTACATCTATAATATGGTTCCAGATAGTGAACAATGAGGTTCACATCATAGATTTTTATGAAAACCACGGAAAGGAGTTGTCACATTATGCTAAAATACTTACTGATAAACCTTATTTGTACGATCGTCACTTCATGCCTCATGACGTTAATAAGCATGAGCTTGGTACTGGACTCTCTGTGCGAGAAGTTGGAGCCAGTCTGGGATTGCAGTTCTTCGTGTTGCAAACATTGCGAGTATCGCATGAGGAGTCGATTGAATGTTGTAGAGGAGTTTTTCCCAGAATATGGATTAACTCCAAACCATGTCAACACTTGATCAAAGCGTTAGAAAACTATAGATGTGAGTATGATGAGAACAGGCAGATGTACAAGCCTAGGCCTGTTCATGACAAGTGGAGTCATGCTGCTGATGCCTTTAGGTATTTGTGTATAGCAGTGAGAAAACACATAGATATAGCTAAAGGTGGCCCTGATGATGACTGGGTAGAGGGAATGATAAATAAATACCAACCAAGGTTTGATTGATGTGGATAAAGATTAGAAATGAATTACATAACATGGCCGTTTATGCAGAAATAAAATATTTGAGGGGAATATGGATTGTGAACAATGCAATAAAGAGCTAATCAATAACACACCGTATAATGAGTGGAATATTCTCGTATCATGTGAACCAAGAAAAACAATATCCGAATTATCACTTGATATATGGATGATGCCACCAATAGATGGGAATAGATATTTTTGCTCTATGAAATGTTTAAAGAAATGGATAGATAGGGATTGATTGATGTGGATAAAGATTAGAAATGAATTACATAACATGACCTTATTAAAGTGAAAGAGTATGAGCATGACGGTAGTTAATTATATTTACATTCCTGTGATGGAAATAGCCTATGGTGAGGTGGATCATGACACAGAAGCTGATAAATGGGTGTCTATAGTTAAGCATAAAGAATCAGATGATATTATGCATCTTCAGATACATGATAATGAGGCAGATGCTATAGTGAAGATTACTGAGGTTATGAAGAGTGTGTTGAAGGTGCCTATACATGCGCCTGCTAGAAAAGGAGATGTGTAATGCGTTTATGGAAGAAGAAGAGGAGTGAAGAAGTAAAACCCTTAAGAGACGACTACTGTGTTGTTTGTGATATAAAGCATAATAAGTATACCAAAGAAATGGCTAAAGTTTTAGTCTGTGAGAAATGTACTGAGGAGATAAGGGATGGCACATGTTACGGTGATAAAAAGGCCTCCGAGACCGACACCTCTTGCCAATAGCTGGCCTAATGCACAGACCACTATATCCTCACTTCCTCCTACACAACATTTCCCACAAGGACCAGGTAAGCCATGACATTTACAGTAAGGGTTCCTAGGCATATACCGATAGCGCCGTTCTGGTTCGAGAATGTACAATTTGCATGGGGGAGAGCTCCTGGGCCTCAGTGGCCTAGGCATGTGGGGTATTAGGTAACATAGGGGGATCTATGGGGAATTGTGATATTCGAGTTCCTGGTGAGATGGCTGCTGGTAATCCTGTTGTTAACAGGGTGTATCCACCTGTAGCGGGCCATTATGAAGTACGTGCAAGAGACGTAGGCGCACCATTCGTGGCATATTGGAATGGTAGAGAGTGGAAGCATCCGGCTCTCCGTTATGGTATTAAAATAGAACAGTGGATAAACCAATGAGCCCAGACAACTCCATACAAAAAGATTTATTTGTCTCTCAGATGTCTGACGATGTCATTTCTGATGATGAAGCTAAAGACGTTCCTTTTGGTAAGAAGGTAGAAAGAAACCAGAGCCAGTGGCATTTGAAGATTCCGAAATCTAGTGCTGTAGACATCCCCAAAGAGGATTCTCTTGAAGAAGACAAGAGTTATGCTTTTTACTGGAAGCTTCCTATGAGAAAACTAGAGGATGAATGAGTCCAAGCACACCGATAAGAAATTGTATTATTCTCTATCAGATGGTAGATGACCTAGTGAAAAGTGATGATGAGGTCGGTGAGAGCATGAAAGAAGAATATGGCTATTACAGCTGTACATATCATGAGGCTTATTCTCCTGATGATGTTATCATGGAGTACAGTGTAGATAGTCCAAGAAAGGACGGTGACTATGAAGGTAAACACAGTAATGAAACCCCCGAAAAATTGGATTAGGGGGACAGGATGGCCTAATTGGTTAGCAGAGAGACCGAGGATCTATCCCAATACAGTGCTTGTCATGAAAGGGTCTGGGCTGTAATGACTTACGCAGCCACTCCTTTTGCAATTTCTCTATTAATTCTTGGCATGCTAATCCTTATATGGTATAACACAAAATCCGGGAAGGTTTAACAATCAGCCTTCTTGAGGAGAGTCCTATGAGTCCATTAGGGAATGTACAAGCAAAGAGTAATGTCGAGGTTGCAGATAGCTGTAACTGCACATATTGTTGTCCAAGAAACTGTTGTCTGCCTATAGGGAGGAAGACAAAGCCCATCCAGTGTAGAAATACAGAGGGTGATATAGAGATACAAACAACGACAGTAAAGGTTCAGGGAGCATCTCAAGCTCATTTAACGAAGTCAGGAAAGTGGGACATAGAGATTGACGGAAAGCGTTTTAGCAAAGAGGGTGAGGAAGTAAACGCAGAATGATGATTGCAACCTTATTAACAACAATAGCTGTTTTGACCTGTGTACTAACTTGGGTGAGGAGGTATGTAGGATGAAGACAGTTATTGTTCCACTTCCACCACCACCGAGATATCGCAATCCTCCATATCAGTATCCTAATCCATGGGGTGGGCCTGTACGTATACCTAAACCAAACCAACAGCCTGGTGGATGATGACAAAGAGACATAGGCTAGAAGACCTTGGAAAGCTTTCTAAGATGCTTGAAGATATAATAGAGCACGAGATATTTGAGCATACGGGTTCTAAGCATGCGTATGATGACTGGGTTAAGCAAAACCACGACAAATTAGAGTATGAGAATGAGCCTCGAGGGTTAGACTACATCTTTCGTACCATTCGAGGGTTGAAAATGAGATTAGAAGAATGCTATGTGTTAGCAGAAGGAGACGATGAGTGAAGATTGGTAAAGTGAACAAGCCTATAATAAAGATTTCTACTAGAGAAAACAAAGCAAAATTTGTTATTTATTATGGAAGGAAGATAAGGAAGCATTGTGTGGAGAGCTGCAACATCGTAGATAGCTTGGTAAGACAGGCTGCTTGGATGAAAAAAATGTATGATGGAGTGAAGATTTATGTTAACGACAGGGAGATATTTGCTAACTCTAAGCCTTAGTTTTATGTTTACATCATGTTCTATACAAACGATATCTGATGAATTTGAGCAGATAGGAAAAGGTCTTAAAGAGGACTGGGAGTCTATTAAGCGTGGGGATTTTCTTAAACCAAGGAGGAAAGAATGAATCAGGCTATATTAATCTTGTTGTTGTTTGGAGCGTGTACGGCGGTAGAGGTAGCGGAGGAGGTCGTTGATGTTGGAGAATTCGCTTGTAAGGAGTATGCGGAGTATAAAGAGAAGCATAAGAACGATGGGAAAGGGATTGGGCGTAAGGCAGAAAACAACCAGAGGCAATATCCTCCTAGGTATAAGAAAAAACAGAAGGATGGGAATTCATGGATAAGAAGATAAAAGGTGCAGAAAAAAACATCGTCAGAAAGACTAAGAAAGAGTTTAAAGGCTTGCTGAAGGAAGATCACAAAGTCGACAAAAAGCTTGAGAGGCTCGAAACCGCCGAGCGAATTAAGAGGAAAAAGAAGTGATTGCAGAATAATCGCCTTAGAATGATAATGGCATTAGAAATTGAGGTTTCATGCAATTTCTGTTGTAAAGTTCGGGGGGGGCTAGGGTTAAAATCCTGACTCCCTTTTTTGTTTCTTTGCTGTCAAGATTAACTTACTAAAAATGTTCGTTGTGCTACACTGAGGATTAACCTAGGTGAGCCATGTCAAATCCTGTCTCTAATTATTCAGATGACGCCCGTCAGTTTGTTAAAGAATATAAGCAAAAATCCACTTCCCAAGCACTAGAAGACCATCAAGATATCATCAAAGAGTTCGGAGAGAACTACGAAAGAGCATATCAGATGCTTAACACCTTTTATGCTGAGGCATATAGAGATGTAGGTTTTGCATTGGGTAATCAGTGGTCACTAGAAGAGATTTCATACCTTAACAACCAGAGAAGATCCTCTTTTACCTACAATATGTGTAGGAGGATGGTGAATCTTATTGAAGGTATACAGAGAGAAAACAGACTTGCAATCAAAGTTTCTCCCATAGAAGACTCCTCAGATATGACAGCAGAGCTTATGACTGATGTGATACAAAACATCATGGTGAGAGGGAGGGGATATGATCAGATATCTCAGGCTTTCCGCGACTCTCTCATATCCGGGATTTCTTGGGTCTGTCCATATCTAGATTACAGAGATGACCCTGTAAATGGAGACGTAAAATTAAATATTACTAACTGGAATGACTCTATCTGGGATCCTTTCTTCTTTAACAAAGATCTCTCCGATTGTTCTTTCTGGGCGAGAAGGAAGTACCTAGATAGGTCTACAGTTATATCGCTATTACCTGATCAGGAAGATAGGATAAATGCTCTTCCTTATGGGAATAGGGATGATAAATTTACGTATATGAGTTTTGCTCGTAACTGGGGGATGCAGAAGCTTTTAAACTACACTGAGTATTGGAGAAGGAAGTGGGTAACAAAAGATGTGGTCGTAGATATGGAGTCTGGTGAGACTAATGTGTGGAAAGGAGGCAAAGACAGGCTTAATTTTCTTTTGGCAATGTATCCCAACTTGAAAGTTGTCAAGCAGCCAGTGAGGACTGTAGAGCTTGGTGTCATTGTAGAAGGGGAGTTACTGTATTATGGAGAAGATCCTTGGGGCCTTAACGACTATCCTTGTGTTCCTATTTTTGGTGGTGACTACGCTCCTACGTACGATTTATTTACATGGAAGTTACAAGGAATTGTCCGTTACATTAGGGATCCTCAAGTGGAGCTTAATAAGCGCATCAGCCGCCATGTTGATTTGCTTGATTCTCAGCTTAATTCTGGATGGATAGCAAAGACTGGGGCAGTTACAAACACTTCAAGTCTATTTAAATCCGGAAATGGGCAGGTTATATTTTTACGTCCTGACGCGCTGATGGATGATATACAACGCATACAGGCTCCTGATATTCCTCAGGGGCAGATGGTGTTGACTGAGATGTTTAATGAGCTTATCCCAAACATCCTTGGGATCAATCCTGAGATGCTCGGCATGCCTGAGAACGAGAAGGTAGAAACGGCAGCAATTTTAGCGAAGATGAGGCAGGCCGCAGGGCTTGTAAGCCTTCGTGGAGTGTTTGACAACCTAGCGGAAAGTCAGAAGCTTATTGGTGAGAAGATAATGAAGATAATTCAGAAAAACTATTCACCTGAAAAAGTTCAGCTTATGACGAAGAAAAATCCTACTCCGGAGTTCTTCAGCAAGTCATTTGCAAGATATGATGTAGTAGTAGAAGAAGGTCTTCTTACACATACTCAGAGGCAGACTGAGTTCATGCAACTTACCACACTTAAATCTATGGGGATGCCTATCCCTGACAGTTTAATCATAGAAAAGTCTAGCCTACATTGTCGTACAGAGCTCAATGAGATATTAGACGCTCAGGCGCAGCAAGAGCAAGAGATGATGAAAAAGCAGCAGGAGATGCAAGATCAGCAGATGGCTGTGATGACTGATGGTATAGAAGCTAAAGCTAAATCTGACCAGGCTCTTGCTATGGAGAGGATGAATAAGATACATCTCGATGAGGCATTGAGTGCTGAGAGGATACAGCGTGCTGAAGAGGATCGTTCGGCAGGAGTTCTAAACATGATTAAAGCTATGAAAGAACTTGAGTCTATGGATTTGGATTCTATGCTAGCGAAGATACAGATACTTAAGGCTCTTGAGGGAGAACAGCAGGCAAAAGCTGAGGGTATTGTTCCTGAGCAGAACATGAACCAACAGATGCAGCAAGGTCCATCACTTGGCTAGGGATGAGCAGTTCAAAAGACCGTATAAACCACGATGGTTACGCATGCAAGAATGCCATATGGGAGACGGGCCCTTAGATGCTGTTGCAATTGAAGAATTTCTGAAATATGTAACCAGGCTTAGGGTAGAGGGCATTCTCTCGTAAGCCTATCCATATAACATTTGCAAACATTACAGAAGCGAATTTATGTCAAGAAGAAATCCAATGATCTTGTAAATAATAGGAAGATAATATTTACTGGAGACAAGATACACCTTAACCCGCGAGGCATTATGGAAGGTTTCGTATTATTCGAAAAAGGCCCAGAAGAATCCTATTCTAGGCATCTAGATAAAGAAGTAGCAGCAGACGAGCATCCATATGGCTACGACTACAAATTAGGA